CGCCCGAGAGGCTTCTCTACGCTACACACGGCCCCGCAGGGCCTCTAAGTTGTCAATACCAGCTTAACGAACTTGTTTCTTGGCATCACGCAGCCTCTGCTCATCATTGAATGCGAACTCCGCAAAGTCCGCGATCATGACCTCTACAGCTTGCTCGCCGCCTTCGCCTCTTCCCTTGTGATCTTTGCCTCTTTCACAAGGTCGGCAATCGCGGTCCGCCTTACCGAGTCGCCCCACACCTTCGACGGAGCCACGCGGGCCATATCGCGCAGCCCGATCTTGCCATCACGCCACAACCGATACTTCTGTGGCCCCAACACCCGCATCTGCTGCTTCACGGAGAGCTTCCGGAACTCCGATTCCGGGTCCCACGGTTCCGCGCGAGTCTCAGTCACCCCGGTCGCGTCACCGCCGCCTAGCTCAGCCCAGGTCTTTGTCCTGGGAACCATCGTGCACCGGCCCCGAACGTGGTCGTTGAACTCCTCCGAAAGCGGGTGAAACGTCCCGTCCATTGCCCAGCACGCCGCGCACGTTCTCGGGCCGTGGGCGGACATCCATATCCAGCCCTCAACAATATCGTCGTTCGCCCGGTAACTCTCCATCGCAGCCGTGCGATACGCCCGCATCGTCTCAGTGCGACATACTGTCAGTGCGTTGTCCAGACCGCCCGCGAACTCGCGCTTGATCGTCGCGGCTATCTTCCTCGGGTTCCAGCCCTGAGCCAGACCGGCGGCGAACACCTGTTTGATCTGATCCGCAACCTCACGCGGCAGACCGGCGAACTTGTATGACAGCGGGCTCCCGTCAGCCAGAAAACCGACAAGGCTCTCGACAGCCTCCCTCGGGACCCGGTTCCACGACAGACCGTAGCCGGTGACCAGACTCCCCGCGCCCGGATCACCCAGGCTCAGACGAGCAAGCTGCTGGGCGTGCGCTTCACCCATCTCCCAGCCCCGCCGCTGCTGATCGCCCACCATCGCCGCCGCGGTCCGGGAGAAGCTAACCATATCCTCGTCAAGCTGATTCATCAGCTCACGGTAACGAGCGTGCCGATACAGCCAGTTCGGATGCTTGACCTTCACCTCATCAAGGCCGACCCGCGCAGCTTCGGCCTCGATCTGCTTGGTTACTGCCCTAAGACGAGCATCAAGCCGCCGCCAGGCCTCGCCATACACCCGGCTCATCTCTGTGAGCGCTGCGTCATCCATCACCGCGACCGCCTCACGGAACCGCCGCGCCGCATCCAGTATCTCAGACATCGCCTAAGCCCGGTTGAACGCGGTCATCGCCCGCTCAGCGGCGGCGCGGGAGCTCTCTTCGTTGTCGGCGTCCATCTCGTCGATCTGCTCGTCGGTGTAGCCCAACTCGCGGCGAATCTGACGAGTCGATACCCCGACATCCCGCTTGTCGAGCGCCGCCTTCACCATCTCCGACTCATTGCGCGGCGCCGTGTCCTCCCACTGAGTGTCCAGGCTCACATCCTCGACAATCCCCTCGATCCGCAGAGCAAAACGCATCGCCTCTTCCCAGACGCAGCCCCACATCACCTGTCGATCACGCACCTTGGCCAGCAGCGGGGCCTCGGCGGTCCGCAGGGCCTCACCGCTCGGGAAGTCCCCGCTGTTCAAGGTCAGCAGATGCAGCGGAGTCCGGCTGACCCGCGCAATCTCGGCCCTCAAGTCGTTATGGACCTTGAGGAACTGCTCCAGATCAGCGGGGTCGAACTGCCCAAATGTAGTCCCCTCACTCGCGATCCAGACGCGGCTCGGGTCGCTGCTAAATGGACTGATCGGCTTGCCGTTTGCGTCGTGCTCCACTTCCAAGCCAATCGCATAGCGCTGAGGCAGCGCGGCGTATTCGCAACCCGTCAGCATGTCGACGATGGACTTGTTGAGCGCGTTCTGCAGTGGAATGACGTCGCCGATCTCCGAGTAAGCGAACTCTTCGACATCGTCGGAGTTGGAGAAGTGGAAGATAGGCACCACGTCGTAAGAATTTCCTACAATCGCCTCCCCTCCATCCTCGTCATAGGGTCGCAGCTGGGTCAGCGAGTGCGGCACGGTCGCATCCTCGCCCAACCTGGAGTAACGTTCAATGCGGTCCGGCAGGTATCGCGTCACCCGCAGCCGTTTCTGCTGGGTCAGCGAGTCGGTCGCAAGCCAGGCCTTCACGGCCTCGGTTATACGCCTGTCCTCCCCGTCGTCTTCGTAACGAACGACCATCGTGCCCTTGGGCTGCGGGTAGAACCTCGCGAGCCCGTTCGCATCCGACCACACCAGCACGAACGCGTCACCCAGATTGATGACCTGACGCATCACGCGACCGGTCAGACCCTCCATCCGGTTCCGCTTCCAGATATCCGCGATTCGCAGTTGCTGATCAGTATCCGATGCGGAGATCCCGACCATCTGAAGCCGGTCGGCGAAGCTGTCGACGACGGACGAACACAGATTGTCCCTGAACCCCACCAGCAGCCGCCCGAAGAGGTTCTTGACTTTGCTTGCGACGTAGCCAAGATCGTGAGCGCCTGAACAGTAGCCCGCGGCCGCGCGATACTTCGGTCCCAGATCTGCAAGAGCCTCACTTGCCCACCTGATCTCGTTAGCCACTCAAACCCCCCTCTCCGGTCGGTCTCACAGATAATCCTTGAACTCGATCAACTTACCGCCGCGCTTGCTCACGTGCTCCAGCGCCTGCGAACACGCGTCTACCTGATCGTCATTCGACGCGTTCGGGAATGTCGCAAGCTCTTCTATCCAGTCCCCGACCCACGGAGCCGACTGCGGAACCCACACGTTTCCAGCCTCGAAGAGCGGACTGACAGCCTCAAGCCGCGCCTGCTTCGAGCCACTGACAGATACCGGCACTAGGCCCTGAACCACATGGCGCAGGCTTGCGATGATCGCGGGGCCGTTCGCTTTGTCTTCCACCAGCTTCTTCCGTGCCTGTGGCCACTGCGCAGCCAGCCGAATGACGGCCTTCTGTGTGGCTGGAAAGTCCAAGCGCTCACGAACCTGGTCGAGCAAGTAGCAATCTGCACCAATCCGCCCCCACACTTGCCCTACTACGTAACTTGAGTCGGTCCGGTCCTTGAACGCCATATCCCACGACGCTATGACCTGATCGAACCTCTCCGGCGGTCTGTCGTAACGCATAATCCACGTGCGCTTGATAATCCCGCCCTCCGCCGGCGCAGGTCGCTGCTGGTAGAGCGCGTTGTAGCTCTGGCTCCCGAGCACTCGCCGGATATCGGCAAGGGCCTCAGAATCGAATCTATCCGGGCACAGTGGCTCGCCATCGGCCCGGCCGAGCGGATCATTGGCCTCGGCCTCAGCTGGGAGGCTGATAACTGTCCAGTTCGGCGCGTCGTCGCTTGCGAGGATCCTGCCTGCGAGGTCGTCCTCGTGCCAGCGGGTCATCGTCAGAATGATCGCGCCGCCGGGTTCGAGTCTGGTGTAGAGATCGTCGGTATACCAGTCCCACACTCGTTGTCGGTAGGTTGGGCTTTCAGCCTCCTCGCGGCTCTTTACTGGGTCATCAATGAGTATCAGCTTACCGCCGTGGCCCGTAACGCCCGCGCCAACACCAACGGCCCGCACGCCGCCCCCGGCCAGCGTCTCCCAGTCACTCACGTCTGATCGCTCTGTTGATACACCGATCCGCCCGGCGACTATCCGCCTGCACTTGCGGGAGAACCTGTCGGCGAGGGTCTGGTTATACGCCCCGATGATAATTGGGGTTGCTGGTTCGCACTCAAGCCTGTAAGCCGGGTAGCGCACCGTCCCCATTTCGCTTTTGCCGTGCCGAGGCGGGCAGAAGACCATCAAGCGAGTCAGTTCGCCCCGAGTCACCGCCTCGAGGGCGGCCTGTATGTGCCGCTGGTGCGGCCAGTTCCACGTCCACGCCGGAGTCACACGCGTCAGCCAGTGCGGGAACTCAATCGGCGTCATCGTCTCCGCTCGACATCGCTTCGAGAAGTCGAACGGCTTTGTCGATATCGATCCCGTGTAGCGGGCCAAGCTGAGAGGCTTCCTGCTTACGCAACCAGCTTTCATCACCGAAGAGCTTCACCCTCACTATCGCGCTCTTGATCTGCTCCTGAATCAGCTCGAGCAGCAGCGCGCCGATTTCGCCTTTTTGGGTCGGATTCGCCCGACCCCCCCGCTTCCAGTCGCTCACCGTGCCCTTGGGTATCTTGTATTCTTTGGCGACCGAGCATACCGACTGCCCAGCCAACAGCGCGGCCATCACCTGCGCCCGTATCTCGTCACTGTAGTGAGTCATAGCTCAAAAGGACCGGCCCCAGCTAGCTTCCGCTGGGGCCGTCGAAAGGAAGGAGAAGAATGAGAGTCCCGATCATCACGGTCGCCTACGGCCAACCGGGGGCCTCGGTCGGGACCGCCTACGCCCCTGCGCGAGAATTATTTTACAAGTCTCTTGTAACGAATCTGTGACTTGCCCTTGCGACGCCTTTCTGACTCATAAATCGCCCTGATCGCCGCACGCTCATCGAGCGTGATTCGCGCTTGTTTTCTGAGTTCACAACGGGTCATTTTAACTTGCGCCTCTACTATTACCCCGAAAGTGCCAATTCGTTAGTACCTTTGGTTGTCCAACAAGCCCTCACTTCGCAATTTTGCCACATCTGCAAACCAGCGAGATTGTCCCAAGTATTGAGCCATAGCGGGCTTGCCCAGTTCCTCGCAAAGGACAGTAAACAAGCCAATTCCTTGCACCTTGCGTATTCGCGCCAAGGCGCACTCGCGCCGCTGACACACAGTCGGTTCTTCGATATCGAGGATCGCCGCAACCTCACAAACCCTCCAGCCCTTCAGCAGCAGGTCCATCACCTGAATCTGATGGTCAGTGAGCCTGCCTTTGCGCCGGGCCTTGCGCCAATCTCTCTTCATCAGTCGGGCGATGTGGGCCAGATCATCGTCGTCGCAGTCGAACCGGATCACACCGGCATACTCGTCATAACCAATAAACGGCCTCCCGCGCTTGGTTGCCATCCGTAGCCCTCCGCTGTAGAATAATAGCAGCCACGCTCGTTCTACAGCATCGAACCCCGGTCAAGACGACGGGGTTTTGAACTGTTCGGAATCACTT